ACCTCACCGTGCGTTGTAGTGTGCATTCTCCTAAAACTTATTCTACAAGAAAGGCGGCCGTTTGTCTGCATACTTTCATTCCTATTTGTGCGGACGCAAAGCGGCCGAATGGCTGATTAGTATGAATCTTTTGAATGAAACCTTGAATATTCTCAAAGAAAATGGTGCCTCGGAGCAAGATGGTGAAAGCCCCTCACTCGATGGGAGAGGAGGGCCTAGAGTATATTCTTTCAGTATAAAGTTCCACGAGGATGTACGCATAAACGCTAATGAATTCTTGGACTTAATTGGGAAAGATCGCATATTTGCGTTTACTACCAAGAGCGATGACGGAGCTGCGACAAAAGAACTCATAGGAACGGCCAAATCAGTCTCGTTCTACGGTGGGAACGTGGTTAAAATCACCGTCGAGGTTCCAGCGGAAGTCAAAGAATGAGCTGCTTCTTATTAACAAGATATATTTAATATATAATATATATAAATCTTATATCTTGCAGTGTGTATGTGTCATAGTAAAATATATATTAAATCTACTTAGAAAGTAAAGGAGGAAACGACTTTGGCAGAAGGTGAAAAGCTCAAAAAGAAACCATACCAGGTGCCTGAACTGGAACCCGGAGACAACACAAAGTACATCAACCATTCCATGACCATCATGAAGTGGGATAAGCCGGACATGGACAGCTTGGAAGCGGTGCAGAAACGGTGTTTCGACTATTTCAGCCTGTGCGCGGAAAATGACATGAAGCCGACTTTCGCAGGGTTCGCTTTGGCGTTCGGTGTGGATAGAATGACCATGTGGCGGTGGTGCAACGATCACCCGGAAAGTAGGAAATTAAGCCGCCCTATTCGTGACACCATCAAAAAAGCGCGGGATTTAATCAACGCTCAGATGGAAGATTTCATGCAAAATGGCAAGATTAACCCCGTTGCCGGAATTTTTTTGATGAAAAACAACATGAACTACACAGACCAGCAGGAAGTGGTCTTGAAGCCGGATAATCCGCTTGGAGAGCGAAAGGACCCGGAGGAGCTGCGCAGGAAATACCTGGAGGATGTCCGGGGCAGCGGAGCGACTATTGTTGACACCGAAAGAGTAGAGTGAACGACTATCCAAACGACTTTGGCCCAGCGACTATAGCGACTATCCCCCCGGAGGTCTTGCGACTTTCGGGGGGACTTTCTGCGACTATGCCAGCGACTTTGAAATTCAAAATCGAAAGCGACTATCGACTATGACCCGCCCTCCAGGCACTTCCCGGAATTTTGGGTCCCGAATCAAAAACCTGACCAGATTTCGAAACGGGGCCAATGATGTCCACTAGCCCGGGCGTATCACGAATATAATGTCAACCTATCCGGGAGTATCAAGTTAGAACGGATTGAGGCACTAGATGCGGCCTAGATGGCACAAGCTGCGCCGGGTATATCTGCCCGCCGGGGTAGGAAAACAGGCCACACAAGGGCACAGGGGCCGCCACACGTTAGATGAAATGGTGCGCGGTATTGCGTGGCGGCTGTAGCGTGGCCGCCTGTGTTGAAAATGCCTGTAGGCGTGAATTTATATAGCTGGAATAAAAACCGATTAGAAAGCCGCTGAAAGCCTTACAGTGGATAGCAGAAAAAGCCCCGCCACGATAGGCAGGGCGGGAAGAACGGCCCAGGCATGGAGACAGGCCCGGAGGATAAGGAAAGCCGCCCAGGCAATGCCCGGACGGCTTGAACCTTATTTGCTGATCTTTAGCAGCTCCGCCAGAACCAGGAGCGGGAAAGCAATGATAGCTAGGATTGTCACGGTCTCACCCCCCTACATTGCACCCGCCGGAATGGCGGCGATAATGGCTATAGCGGCCAGAACGGCCCAGAAACAGGCGTTATACATTGGCTGCACCCTCCACAATGTAGGGGCCGTCCATGGTGTAGGGCCCACACGGCACGTTGTAAGGGTCTACGGCGGCCCAGGCCGCCGGATAGATTCGGGTATCACCATACCCGGAAAACGCCGGATCTTGTCGGCGGGCCTCCCGCTCCCGGATACATAGGGAGATAGCTGCTTTCCGTGTGATGCGCTCCCAGCTTGCCGGGACGGTCTCACCATCTAGCGCCCAATACAGGTTGTAAGTATTGGAGAAATTGCGGTAGTAATGCACATAATAGGATCTTTTCATGCTGTCCTCCAATCACGCAAACGTAAACCGGCGGGTTTCCGTGGTTTTTGTGTACCGGGCTGCAACGTCCGGCATATCTTTTTTAAGGGCGGTGGTGTCTACCCTGGAACTGGTAACGGCCCTGTAGGTTGCCTTGTGTTCCGCCCCCACCAGGGTATCCACCCCGGCGGCGGTCATTTGGGCCTTGATCTGGTCTTTCAGGGCCTCTACTGTGGCGGCGGCCTCCTCCTGTAGCCGGATATACTGGGCCAGTTCGGCCATTAATGCGTTAATATCCATTAGTCAATCCCCCTTCAAAATTCCGTGTCTGTGACGGTTATGATCTCCACCCATAAATCAACATACTGTTTAACATAGCGGTAGCTTTCTGTCTCAAAATCCGCCCGCCCTGTGATAACAAAGCCTACCTGCTTTTCTCCGCCTTTTGTATCGGCATACATGGGCCGCCTTGCCTTGATGGCATTTTTGGAAATGCTGATACAGTTATCATACTCCACCAATTCCCTGTATTCTTCTAGAGCCGCCGCTACGGATTCGGCTTGAATCGTCTTTTCGGGGATGATTTTTCCATCAATCCACCAATGCTTTGAGTTGTATTCTTTCATGGTCGTTGTGGTTCTGAAAATGTAGGTTTTCATGGTTTAGCCCTCCTTCTGGCAGGTGTAGAGGTCCTGCATGTAGTCGTCAATCTCTTCACAGGTATCCGAGTCAACCGGGTATTCTGCCCGGTCAGTGCCCCAGGCCAATTTTACGGCCTTTTCAGCAGTATCAATCCAAACATTCGGGCCGCCCAGGGTTACCCAGATTTTAGCGCTCTGGTATTCTAACCGGCTGTCAATGGTGATTTCGTAGTCCAGCACATCGGCCATGTAATCGTAAACGGAAAGCTGCTCAAAGTCGCCGCTGACGGTTTCAGGATCCATTTCCTTTTCTTCCCCGGTCTCAACATCCCGCCACATTCTACCGGCTGCGTAGGCCTCCAGCTCATCGGCTACACGTTTGCAATACTCTCTGTTTTCTTCCATTGTGATTTCCTCCTTGTAATTCTGCGGAGGCCGTGCTATAATGTCGGGGCCTCCTTGTGTGGTGCGCTCCCGGTCTGTGGTAGGATTGTGGGGGCGCTTTTTTGTTACCCTGTATCGTAGGGCTACGGCGCTGATCTGTTTGGCGGGGTGTGTCGCTCCACCCGTGCGGGCTTATCCAGGGGTTCCGGCTCCCCTGGTGCCGGTCTTTGTCCATCCGTGCCGGTTTGGTGTGTGGTTCTTGATTACATTTACTATTATATAGATGTTTCCGTAAATGTCAAGCATTATTTTACAAAAATTCAAGAAAAATTGTAAATCATATATCCAGGGGCATTCCCCGGGGCACCCAGCAGCGGGCCGGGGGCGGGGGATATAGCCGGAAGCCCGGCCCGGGAGTTGGGCCTCCTACCACCGAACAGTTTAAAAGACGATTTTCCAGCTCCTAATTTAGAAAATTCCGTCAAAAACAAAAAAGGCACCTATTATTTGTGCAATATTACAAATTGACAAATAATTGTAAATCAGCTATTATACAGAAAACAAAACATACGGAGGCAGCGGATATGTACGAGATGAAAAAGGCTTGCGTCTACACCAGAGTATCCACAGAAGCCCAGGGTGAGGATGGTAAAGTGTCTTTACCGGAGCAGGAGCGTATGGCGAAAGCCTGTATTGAAAGCAAGGGCTGGAAATACGTAAAAACCTACGAGGATAACGGATATACAGGGAGAAACGTAAACCGCCCAGGGCTTCAAGAAATGCTTCGAGATGTCCGGGCGGGAAAGATTGAGGCAATTGTTATTTTCAAGCTGGACCGTCTTTCCAGAAAGCAGCGAGATACGCTTGCCATTGTCGAAGACGACCTACTGGCGAATGGGGTTGACCTTGTAAGCCTGAATGAAACCCTCGACACAACTACCCCGTGGGGGCGGGCCATGATCGGCATTCTGTCTTCCTTCAACCAGCTGGAGAGCGACAATATCGCCCTTCGGACGACAATGGGGCGGTACGCAACAGCCAGAGAGGGCGGCTATGCCGGAGGGAAGCCTCCGCTTGGGTATCGGGCGGAAAACGGACAGCTCGTAGTAGTTCCGGAGGAAGCGGAGATTGTTAAGAAGGTTTTCGAGTTGAGGAATCAGGGCTGTACATTGCAAGGAATCGCGGACAGACTAAATGAACTTGGATACCGGAGCAAGAAAGGCAAAGAGTTCAAGCATTCCGCAGTTCAGACGATTCTTGGCAACGAGGACACATACCGGGGGAATTACCGGTACGGGAAAGAAATGTGCGAGAATACGCATGAAGCAATTCTAAAGGGGTGACGATATGACTGACGAATACGGAATGACGAAATTTGACCGCAGATTTTTCAAGAGAGCAATTACCGTCGTTCTTATCATTGCTTTCGTTGCCACCATGGCCACAATATACCTAAATAACAGATGGAAACGCAATTTGGGCGTAGCATATGTCGGAACCGTGTACGAGCCGGGGACCTACTCAGTCTCGTATTATGAGTACGAGATTACGAACAAAACAAACAGGAAACTAGAGAATGTTGTCCTGACAATAGAAGTTAAGGATTCGATTCTGGATTCAAAGACGAAGTTTCAGGAGCACATAGGCGATCTGCGTGAAGGAGAGACAGAGGCAATTAAAATTTACGAGAACAGGCTCAAACGAGAGATGGAGGATGCGGGAGAGTATTTTGTATATTGCGATTTCTCAATAAAGCGGATTACATATAAGTAACCACGAACGAACCGATTTTGAAGGAGGAATAATCAAAATGCAGAGAGTATGCAGCAAATGCGGAAGCGAATTACCAGATGGAGCAAAGTTCTGTTCCGAGTGCGGAACGGCGGTTACGGAGGATGTAGGGATCGGCGTTAGGTGCCCTAAGTGCAATTCCGCAAATGTCGCTGCAACACCGAAGGAGTATAAACCGAAACTGATAGGACCCCTGATGTTGACATTCGGCGGATTCGGCCTGATGTTTTTGGGATTTGTGGGGTTTATTGCCGGGGGACTTATTGGTCTGGTTCTTGGCGCAATAATCAACTGCTTTACCCCGCAGACCTACCAGACGGTGATTACATGCGCGGATTGCGGGTATTCTGGCGTGCTAAAGGAAGGGAAGAAGTAAATGGAACTCCTTCTAATCATTCTCTTCCCCGTCTTCGTTCTCATCGAACTACTCCACCACAAATAGGAGGCATTCATGCAAGAATTCAGAGATTTGGGCCCGCACCTAATCAATGTCACCATGAGTGATGACCGAATGCAGGTCTACGCTTTGGGATTTGGTATTCGTTTCTCCGATCTGACGGACGATGAGAAAGAGACCGCCTACTTTTCACAACGCTATCTGGCGGAAAAATACGAGAAAGATGTATCGTATTGGCGAGATGAATACCAGAAAGAAAGAGCCAGAAGAGAAGCCGCAGGGAGGCCGCACCGTACCAGGGTGCTTGTACAGAAGATTCGCAAGAAGAACGACAGGAGGTAGCCCATGCCCGACAAAGACTCAGCAATGATTCCCCTGGACCTGGTGAACCGCTACACCAGAGAATACCCGTCCGTATGGGATGCGGTCCAGAAGTTTCGAGAATGGGAAAACCCGGATGCAAGCTGGGACAAGACCCGATGCTATATCCCAATCGCCGCAGGATGCGCCATTTGTGATGTCCTGCATATGCCCATGAGTGCGGTCTACATGGTCCCCGCTCTGGCGGCGTGGCGGCAGTCCAAAGAGGTATATACATTCGACCCAGACCTGGCGGAGGCCCTGTACGCCCAGACAACGGACACAAATCTACCGTGCGAAGTGCTTATGCGGCTACCGTTCTACTGTGTGTATATTGATTCCGGGAAATACCGGTTCTTCTGCCACCTAGAGAACGACACCAACGATGGCCGCTGGGAGCTGCGGTTTGTACGAATCTCCGAAGACGGAGCGCCTATAGCCTCCTATCTGCATCTTGGGAATTTCACACTGACTGAGTCCATGATGGCCGGACTCGAAGAATCTATGTTCCAGTCGGAACATATCCACGAGAACAAAGCTGCATCGTCGCTTCTTGAAAAATTAGGTCCTCCCGACGGGGCGATGGGTAGCTATGCGGACAACTTCAACAAGACGGTTCTTTCTGAAATGCTACAGCTTGTGCTTTATATATGCGCCGACAATGCGGATGTTGTTCAGCCTGACGGTAACAAGCAGACCTACCGGAAGCCAAGCTCCGGAGTGGTTAAGGATAAGTACCGTGAGGTGAGGCAGTGGGACACTGGCTATTACGTCGGCAGCGCTCTGAGGAAGGAACGTGGAGGCTCCGGCAGCTACGAGAAGCGGCCAAATCAGGGGGGCACAAAGCGGCCACATATGCGGCGTGGGCATTGGCACCACTACTGGAAGGGAAAAGAAGGAAACAAGGAACTTGTGCTGCACTGGGTACTACCGATTTTCGTCAATGGGGAGAATGAAGATGGGGATACACCGGCCAGGGTGACACCTGTCAGATAAGGAGACTAACTATGACTGCGCAAGAATTGATAAAAAAATACGGGGTTATGCTAGAAACAAAGTATATCCCGGAGAAGGGCTACGTTCCGACTGGGAGAATTTACGTTCGTTCCGGTGGGTATGCGAAGAAAATGGGGGATTTCGATGAAATCCTGTCCAGAAAGCCGGAGATCATGGGAATCCTGATAGAAGAAATGGAAGAAAAAGAGCGTAAGTACCAAGAACGCCAGGACAAAATTAACGCTATCCCGGGATTGGCTGAAATCCAGGCCGCAAAGCAGGACTTGGATAGATGGAACGAGGAGTGGGAGAGAAGTTTTGACGATGTTGGTGGCCTTGGAGTTCGGCCAAAGCCGGAGTATGACTTTGCGGCCATGAACGCAAAGTATCCGAGGGCAGCGGCTTATTTGAAGGCAGAAAGCTATTCACACGCAGCCCATGATGTAAAGGCATCAGCCGGGCAGGATGCCTTGGAGAAGATCATCAATGGAGAGGACTACGAGGAAGCACTGAAAGTCATGGAGGACGAGTGGAGTGCTTATTGTGATGCCCATGTTTGGGACTGAATAAAGTAATAAACCTCCCGCAAGGGCGGGAGGAAAGCCGAAGGGCTGCTTGTGCTGAGATACGCACAGGCAGCCCTTCATTTTATCATTTCCGTGGATTCACGAAAATAATCGACCCGAAAGGAGAAAACAGCATGGATTATGGACAATTATCAACCTCGATCATAGGAGCCATCGGGGAGCACCCGTTGGACATTGGAGCCTATGAGGACCTGTTTTCCCTCTGCCAGGACTGGGCGGAGACGGACTTCAAGACGGCCCACAGCGTCAATAAGCTCCTGAAAGACAGATGCAACAGCATGGTACAAACGGCCCCTGCGTCCAAGGTGGAGGGCTTCTACAGCTTATGGCGGCGTGGGCTGCTGTTTGAGGCTCCACATGATTTTGACAGTTACCTCACCTATCTGGAGATAGACCGGAAAGCGCAGGAGCGGTTCTACCAGCCTCGGAAGCGCATTATGGGCCGGGTGGTAGCGAATCTGCAAAAGCTGGCTGACGATGAAATGGACGAGTTGTTCATCTCCATGCCGCCCCGTGTAGGCAAGACCTCTATCCTCATGTTCTTTGTGACCTGGCTTATCGGGCGCAACAGCGAGGCATCCAACCTGTATTCCGCCTATTCAGATGTCATCACGGCAGCGTTCTACCGGGGCGTTCTGGAAATCCTGCAAGACCCTACCACCTACCTGTGGCGGGACGTGTTCCCGGAGGCGAAGCTGGTAGAGACAAACGCCAAGGACGAAACGTTGAACATTGACCGGAAGAAGAGATATCCTTCCCTGACCTGTCGGTCACTGTATGGAACACTGAACGGCGCTTGTGACTGCAACGGCTTTGAGATATCGGACGACCTGATCGGCGGCATCGAAGAGGCCCTGAATAAGGACCGGCTCATGTCCGCCTGGTCGAAGGTGGACAATAACCTGCTTCCCCGTGCCAAAGAAAAGGCGAAGATCCTGTGGTGTGGCACCCGGTGGTCCATGGTAGACCCGGCGGGAATCCGCATGGAGCTGCTGAAAAACGATGACCGATTCCGGGACCGGCGATTTGAGATCATGAATCTGCCCGCTCTGGACGAAAACGATGAAAGCCAGTTCTACTACGATTACGGCGTTGGATTCAGCACGGATTACTACAGACAGCGACGTGCATCCTTCGAACGGAATAACGACATGGCTTCCTGGACGGCCCAGTATATGGGGCAGCCAATAGAAAGAGACGGGGCACTGTTCAGCCCCGGGGAGTTCCGGTACTATAATGGCATCCTGCCAGACGGAGAACCGGACCGGATTTTCATGGCAGTTGACCCGGCTTTCGGAGGCGGGGATTTCGTAGCGGCCCCCGTGTGCTTCCAGTACGGCACAGACATCTATGTGCATGAGGTCGTATATGACGATGGAGATAAGCGTGTAACCCAGCCCCTCCTTGCAAATGCCATCGTGAAGAACAATGTCCAGGCGGCCCAGTTTGAGGCTACAAAGGCCACCATGGCCTACAAGGAGGGCGTGGAAGAGCTATTGAAAGCAAAGAGATACCGCCTGAACATTACCACAAAGGCGGCTCCTACGGACAAGGCGAAGTTCCAGCGCATATTCGACAAGGCCCCGGAAATCCGGGAGAACATGATTTTCCGGGAAAGCGGCAAGCGGGACAAGGCCTATTCGCTGTTTATGCAGAATGTGTTTTCCTACACGATGTTCAAGAAGAATGCCCACGACGATGCACCGGACAGCCTGACCATGGCCATGAATATGGTCAGGACGATGAACGGAAGCATCGTGGAAGTTTTCCACAGGCCTTTTTGATTCTTGAAACTCTCCAATGATTTAGTTAACAATAATTCACTTTACAACCATTCGCTACTATGATACAATGATACGAGAGAACATATAAACGAGGGGGTGCGGAACACGGGGAGCAGACGATTATTCGGGCGGCGGGTCATCTATACCGAGGCCACGGAGATACATCAGGACAATGTAATAGAAGTGCTGCAAAAGGCCCTGCTCACGCACCTGGCCAACCAGGCAGACATTGATTACCTGTACAAGTATTACCGTGGCGACCAGCCGGTGTTATACCGGAAGAAAGAGGTCCGGCCTGAGATCAACAATATGGTTGTGGAGAACCGGGCTAATGAGATTGTTTCTTTCAAGACTGGGTATCTGGTGGGGGAGCCGGTCCAGTATGTGAGCCGGGGCGGTGAGGAAAGCGTTGCTTCCGAGGTGCTGACCTTGAATGACTATATGCTATCGGAAGACAAACCCTTCAAGGACAAGGAGCTGGTAGACTGGATGCACATCTGCGGCACCTCCTACCGAATGGTCCTACCGGACGCTCTGGCGGATGCAGAAGAGGACGAAGCACCCTTTGAGATATTCACCCTTGACCCCAGATTCTCCTTTGTGGTGTACTCTGTGGGCCTTGGGAACAGGCCTATGATGGGTGTGCGGTATGTCAAGAAAGAAGACGGCACACTGGTCTTCTCCTGCTGGACGGAAAACCAGTACTTCGAGGTCCTGAACACCTGGAACGTGGTCCACGTGGAGGACCAGATTTTCGGCATCCCCATTGTGGAGTACCCGGCAAACAATGCCCGCCTTGGGTCCTTTGAAATCGTCATCCCGTTGCTGGATGCCATCAATATGACGGAGAGCAACCGCATTGACGGCGTGGAGCAGTTCATTCAGTCTCTGATCCTGTTTCACAATGTGGATATCGATGAAGAGAAGTTCCAGGCATTGAAGGAGCTGGGCGGCATCAAGTTCAAGGACATTGACGCTACCATGAAAGCGGAGATATCCTACCTGAACTCCGAACTGAACCAGGCCCAGACCCAGACGCTGATGGACAGCATGTACGAAACCGTGCTGACCATCTGCGGGATGCCAAACCGTAACGGCGGGTCTTCCACTTCCGATACTGGGTCGGCGGTCATCATGCGGGACGGCTGGTCCGCTGCGGAAGCCAGGGCGAAGGACACAGAGCCAGTTTTCAAGAGGTCAGAGAAGGAGTTTTTAAAGCTGGTTCTCCGAATTTGCCGGGACATGGGGCACCTGAACTTGAAACTGTCGGCCCTGGAGATTCGCTTCACCAGACGGAATTACGAGAATATCGCCCAGAAGTCCACAGTTTTGACCCAAATGCTTGCTTGCGAGAAAATCGCCCCGGAATTGGCATTTACACATTGCGGGTTATTCAGCGACCCGCAACTCGCTTACCGCATGAGCATGGATTACATGAAAGAGCAGGAAGAAAAAGCGGCGCAGCTGGCCGCGCAGGACGGAGGAAACGCCAATGGAAACGGAAGCCAAACCGGCAATCCGAATGACAACCAAGGAAATTCGGGCGATTGAAGAAATCATCCACCGCCGGAACCAGGCGGAGATCAAAGTCGAACAGGGACAGCTTGTGGTCATTGAGATTCGACGGAAGAAGGTAAACTGAAAATTGACGGCTCCCAAATTGTGGGAGATTACAGCCGAAGGGCTTCTGATACCTGGAATGGGTATTGGAAGCCCTTCTTTTGTTTTATATGAAACCCTGGCGGCGGCAACGGCTCCTGTGCGCCGGATAAGCACAGGGAATTCGGGTTGTTAGCTCAGCGGTAGAGCAACGGACTGTTAATCCGTAGGTCACAGGTTCGAATCCTGTACAGCCCTCCATAACGGCAGAGAAGCCGAAAATCGCAATAAAGTTCAGAGAAGAACTATAAAAACGCAGAAAGGAAGTAAACACAATGGCAAAAATTGACGTTCAGAAAATCGCAGGATTCGACACAATGACCCCGGAGGAGAAAATCGCCGCCTTGCAGGGCTTTGACTTCCCTGACCCGGATTATTCCGGCTATGTGAAGAAAGACCTCTACGACAAGGCCGCTTCCGATGTGGCCGCATGGAAGAAGAAGCATCACGACCTCCTGTCCGAGGACGAACGGAAGAAGCAGGATCGGGACGAGGAGCTGGAATCCATGAAGAATGAGCTGGCTGGACTTCGGAAGGAAAAGACGGTTTCCGAGTACAAGGCCAAACTGGTTTCACAGGGCTATGACGAAGAACTGGCAACCGCAACCGCTGCGGCCATGGAATCCGGCGATATGGCAACGGTTTTTGCCAACAACCAGACGTTTTTGGAAAAATACGCCCAAAAAGTCATTGCGGACAAGCTGAAAAGGACGCCAAGAGGCGCGGACGGAAACCCATGTGGGGCAATGACCAAGGCGGACTTCCTGAAACTCGACACCAAATCCCAGATGGAGTTTATCAAGAACAATCCTGACTGGAAAACAATTTTGAAGTGATTATGGAGGTAAAACATTATGGCTACTTATCTTGGCTTTCCGTTTGACCCCGAGCTGTTTAACTACAACTGGGCAAATGCGAAAGACCCCACCCTGACCGCAATGTTTGAGAGCGGCGCTGTCGCCCCGAACGCAGAGCTGGCGGGTTTGATTTCCAACGGCTCTGACTTTTATACGCTGCCGTTCTACAAAGTCATTGGCGGCACTCCTGAGAACTACGATGGCGCAACTGACATCACCCTGACCGACCCCGAAGGCAGCGCTCAGAATGGTATCGTGTTTGGCCGCGCCCACGGCTGGAAGGAGAAGGACTTTATCGTTGATTACAACAGCGGTGCCGACCCCATGCAGCAGATCGTGTCTCAGGTGTCCAAGTATTGGCAGAAGCAGCGCCAGTCCATCATGCTGAAAATCCTGAATGCTGTGTTCGGTGTGACCGGCAGCGGTGAGTTTGCCGGTTGGGCGAACCACATCACTGACCTTTCTTCCGCATCCACCACTGTTGCGGATGCAAACAAGATGGGCGCAACCACCATTGGCGATGCGATTCAGAAGGCCGTGGGCGACAATCAGGACGCTTTCCGGATGGTATTCATGCACAGTAAGGTAGCCACCAATATGGCTGGCCTGAAGCTGCTGGACTTCCTGAAATACACCGACGCCAACGGCGTTGAGCGCCCCCTGCGTATCGGCACGGTGAATGGCATGACCGTGATCGTGGACGATGGATGTCCCAACACCGCAGCGGATACTTCCAAGGCAGCCACCTACACCACCTACGTCCTAGGCCTTGGCGCAATTCAGTACGCCCCCGCTCCCGTGAAGGTCCCTTCCGAACTGACCCGTGACGCGCTCAAGGGCGGCGGCTATGACGCACTGGTGACCCGTATCCGTGAAACCATGCACCCCAACGGTTTCAGCTTCACCAAGCCCACCAGCGGCTATACCACTTCTCCCACGGATGCACAGCTTGCGGCATCTGCCAACTGGTCTATCGTGGCTGACCCCAAGACGATTGCGCTGGCGAAGATCATCACCAACGGCTAAGGAGGTTCACCATGTTCTATGTTTCTGACGGGAAAGTGTATGTGCGCGAGGGAGATCACTTTCGCAACGTGGGCTTTACCGCAAAGGACAAGGTGATTACCCGGCGCGAACTGGAGAGCACTTCTGTGGTGATGGGAGCGGTAGTCGTTGATACCCTCAACGACCCCGTACCGCTCACCCGTGAGGAAGTCATCACCAAGTTCGGTTTATCGGAGAATAACCCTATTCCCGTTATCAAGAAGTCACGCAAGGAGTCGGGAGAACCCGTGGAATGAAAGGAGGCTAAGAAACCGTGCTTGATGCCGAAAAAATCAAACTGGTGAAAGCCATGTCCGGTGAGACCGATGTTGACACGGTTTCCGCCTACCTCTCCCTGGCGGGGGACAAAATTTGCCGCAGGGCATACCCATTTGACCCTGCTGTGACGGAAGTGCCGGAGCGGTACCAGTTCCTACAGATCGAAATCGCCGTGTATCTGCTGAATAAGCGGGGCGGCGAAGGGGAAACGTCGCACTCGGAAAACGGCATTTCCCGCACCTACGAGAGCGGAGACGTTCCCGCCTCTATGATGCGTCAGGTGGTCCCTATGGCTGGGATCCTGTGAGGTGACGGCATGAGAACAATGGAGCGGAATAAGCAGAGCTTCTTTTATCTGCTGTATGACCGGAAGGAGCCTGTCACTGACGAAGACGGAAACGAGACCGGAGAAGAGACTGTGGTATATAAGCCCGCCGTCTCCTTCCGGGCCAACGTGTCGGCGGCCACCGGCGCTTCCCAGGTGGAGCAGTTCGGCAGCCTCACGGGGTATGACAAGGTCATCGTTACGGACGATATGACCTGCCCCATTGACGAGAACTCCGTACTGTTTCTGGATAAGCGTCCGGAATACGGAGAGGAGGACGGGCAGCCCCTATATGACTATATGGTCAGGCGGGTTGCGAAGTCACTGAACTCCATCTCCATTGCCGTGACGAAGGTGAGCGTGTCGTGAGCTACAAGAAAGTTGTGGTGCCCTTGTCGGTGTCTGGCGTTCAAAAGCTCCAGGACGAACTGAAAATCTACCAGCGCTGGCAGAAGGAAAAGGCTGTGGAGCTGGCACAGAGGCTTGCCATGCTGGGCGCTTCCGTGGCTTCTATCCGGTTTTCCAGAGCTATCTACACAGGTCCAAAGAACGCCACCGTTACCGTTGAGGCCATCCCCAAGGGCTACAGGGTGAAAGCAAACGGGGAATCCGTTCTGTTCATCGAATTTGGCTCCGGCGTGACCTACGGCAGCGGCCATCCAGAAGCCCAGGAATTTGGCATGGGGCCTGGAACATACCCAGATGGCAAAGGGCACTGGGACGACCCCGGAGGCTGGTATTTGCCCAAAGAGAAGGGCGGCGGCCACACATACGGAAATCCTCCTGCAATGCCCATGTATGAGGCGAGAAAACAAATTGAGCAGGAGCTTCCGAGAATCGTCAAGGAGGTATTCAGTCTATGATCGATATTGAGAAACTGGTATACACTCCCATTGCTGAGTCCCTGCGCAAGCGCTTCAAGGGAATCACCGTCTCCGGCGAATATGTGAATGCCCCGCCAAAGTTCCCCTATGTGAGCATCGTAGAGCAGGACAATTATATGTCCACGAACCGACTGGACAGCGGTGGAAGTGAGAAATTCGCCACTGTGATGTACGAGGTCAACGTGTACTCCGACAAGGCGGGAAGCAAGAAGTCCGTATGCCGGGAGATCATGGGGGCCGTGGACGAAATGCTCTACAAACGGAATTTTACAAGGATTTCTCTGTCACCTGTTCCGAACATGGAAAACGGAACGATTTACCGTCTTGTTGCCCGGTATCGGGCGGAGACGGACGGAAACAATATTTATAGGAGGTAACTTATATTGGCAATTTCTACATATAAAGTCTTCCTTATGAAAAAGGGAAGCACCGGAAACACCTACGAAAAGCTCATTGACATCAAGGAGTTCCCGGACCTGGGCGGCGACCCGGAGATGTTGGAAACCACGACCCTGAGCGACAAGATGCAGACCTACATCGCCGGTATCCAGTCTATGGATGCCCTCTCCTTCACGGCGAACTACACCTTGGAGGACTACAAGAAGCTGGTGGCTCTCAACGGAAAGACCGATCACTACGCGGTGTGGTTCGGCGGTACTGGCGAAGCCGAAAACCTGACCCCCACCGGCACTGACGGAAAATTCAAGTTTGACGGCCAGTTGACCTGCTACCCCACCGGCGGCGGCGTGAATGAGGTCGTTGGTCTGAACATTTCCATTGCGCCGTCCACGCCTATTACGCTGGACAGCGAAGGATAAGCAAGACACATCACATATTTTAGGAGGAATTAGCGATGGCTAAGAGAATCAACGTCCCCTACAACGGGAAAAAGTACACCCTGGAGTTCACCCGTTCCACAGTCTCTGCCATGGAGAAGACCGGCTTTTCCATCAATGAGCTTAGTGACAAGCCCGCTACCATGATTCCCATGTTGTTCAGCGGCGCTTTTGCGGCCAACCATCCCAACACCAAGGTTTCCACCATCAACAAGATTTATGACAGCCTGAACAACAAGTCCGGTCTGGTGAAACTGCTGGCCGAAATGTATTCCGAGGCTGTGTACACCCTCCTTTCCGATGATGAAGAGGAAGACGAGGGAAACCCCGGCTGGGAAGCAGTCGAGTAAGCGAACTTCTTTCCGTGAATGGAGGGGACGGGAATTCCCCCGTCCCCTCTCATGCTTACACAGAAATCTTCAAAAAGGCTTTCCCACATTATCTGGCCATCGGCATGACCTATGACCAGTTCTGGAACCAGGACGTGGAGCTTGTAAAGGCATACCGAAAGGCCGACGAAATCAGGCGGGACAGAAAAAACCAGGATATGTGGTTGCAAGGGGCCTATATCTATGAGGCGCTTCTGGATGCCTCTCCGGCGCTGCGGACCAGTTTTAGCAAACATCCGCCGAAGCCTGTACCTTACAGGCAGCAACCCTATGAGCTATACACCAGCAAAGAAAAATTAGATGAAAGCAGTTCCCGGAAGCAACTGACTCAGCAGGAGAAGAGCGATAAAAAGGCAAAAGCCATGATGGAGATGTTCATGGTATCGATCAATAAAAAATTCGAGAAAAAGGGCGGTGAGGGAAATGGCTGATACAGTGGAGATGCAGGGCATTGAATTCCAGATTGTAAACGATAGCTCTGCGGCATCTGCGGGTGTAGAGCAGCTGGCCAAGAAACTGGCGGCGCTGAAATCATCCATCAGCGGTTCAACCACAGCCCTTTCCAAAGTTGCGTCTGGAATTTCGGCAATCAAGAATGCCGTCAACAACATGAATACCGGCGATTTTGCAAGCAAGATGAACCGAATCAGCGATTCTCTGTCCCGGTTAAAAAACCAGACGGATAGCCTGAAAATCTCCTCTTCCATTGGGAATCAGCTTACTGCCATCAGACAGGCCGTCGATAGACTACCGGATGCCCCCGGTGACAAGCTAAAGAACCTGGCGGAGGGTCTACAGCCCCTCTCCACCCTTGGAAAATCCAATATGACCACGTTCATCAACCAGCTGAAAAAGCTGCCTGAGGTCATCCAGGAGCTGGAAAAAGCGGATATCGATAAGTTCACTACCCAGATGAAGGACCTGGCGGAGGCCATGAAGCCCTTTGCGGATGAAATGAACAAGGTGGCTTCCGGTTTCTCTGCGTTCCCAAGCCGTATCCAGCGGCTTATTACCTCTACGGAGCAGTACAACGGAACGGTCAGGAGGGCTACGAGCAGCACCAGCGCTTGGGAAAAGGCTATCAAAAATCTGAGTTTTGCTGCTGTTTATCGTGCGGCGGTGAAGTTCCTCGGAAATGTCATCAACAAAGCCTCTGAGTACCAGGAAGACTTGAATCTGTTCACTGTCTCTATGGGAGAGTATGCGGAAGAGGCCTATAATTACGCGCAGAAGGTTTCCGAGGTAGTAGGAATCGACCCCGCAGAATGGATGCGGAATCAGGGCGTTTTCAACACCATTATCACAGGATTTGGCGTTGCCGGAGATAAGGCCGCCTATATGTCCCAGAATCTAACGCAGCTTGGCTATGACCTGGCTTCCTTCTATAACATCGATTTTGAATCGGCTATGCAGAAGGTACAGTCCGGTATCGCAGGTGAGTTGGAGCCTTTGCGACGGCTTGGATATGATCTGTCCGTTGCCCGCCTGGAGCAGGAGCGCTTGAATCTGGGCATTGACAAGAGCGTTTCCAGCATGACCCAGGCGGAGAAGTCCCAGCTGCGGTACTACGCAATGATGACCCAGGTTACCCAGGTACAGGGCGATATGGCTCGGACGCTGGAACAGCCAGCGAATATGCTGCGTGTCCTCCGGGCGCAGATTGAACAGTGCGCAAGAGCTATCGGAAACCTCTTCATTCCAATACTTACAAAGGTTCTTCCCATTGCGATAGCCGTTGCGGATGGGCTGCGGCAAATCATTTCCGCAATTGCGGGCCTGTTCGGCGTGACGCTGAACACCCCGGATTGGAACGCCTCTATCGGCAACGCAACTTCCGGCACGGAAGACATTGCCGACAACATGGGCAGTGCCGTGGAATCCGCAAAGGAACTGAAACGCTACCTGGCCCCGTTTGATGAACTGAATGTCTTGCCGGACCAGAGTACCGGAAACGGCGGTTCCGGAAGTGGGGCCGGGCTTGGGACCGGGAGCGGGGACCTGGGGATTGAACTTCCGGGTTATGACTTCCTGAAAAATGCAGTAACCACGCAGATTGACGAGTGGAAAAAGAAACTGGAGCCGCTGGTCTCCTTTGTAAAGAAGAACATCGGTGAGATTCTTGAACTTATCACGACAATTGGAGCTGCGCTTCTTGCTTGGAAATTCTCTGTCGGTTTTCTGAATGGCATTGAAGCACTAAAGGCCCTTTCCGGCAAAGAACTATCTATGCCCCTCACGATTGTGGCAGGAGGAATTCTTACTGCCACTGGGTTCAAGATTGAGTTTAGCGGCATTAAGGATGCCATTGAGAAAGGATTAAACTCGCTTAATTTTGGCGAAATCATTGCCGGAGGGTTGCTGGGCACCGCTGGCATGGGGGTTTTGGGAAAAGGAATTGTGAGCTTTATAACTACCGCTTTCAAAGGAAAGGCAGTGGCAAATGCGATAGCGAACGGAGGAAAGCTAATAAGCACCGGCCTTATAGGCGCAGCAATAGGGGCTATTGTTGCAGGAATCCCGATGTTCGTCACAGGCGTGTATGATGCGATTACAAACGGGTTGAACACTCTAAATGGTTTGCTAATCCCGGCTGGAACGGCCTTTGTTGGTGCGGGGATTGGCGCAATGATTGGCGCAATTGGCGGCCCTCTCGGCGTACTCATTGGGCTTGTAGTTGGAGCCGTTGTGGACCTTGGCATCGCGATCGCCCAACACTGGGATGAGATTAAAGAAGCCACCGTGAACGCCTGGAACTCAGTCAAAGAGAAGACAATCGAGGTTTGGAACGGCATCAAAGACTGGTTGAGCACCGCCTGGAACTCCATAAAAACGGCGGCTTCCTCTGTGTGGTCCAGTGTTTCTACCACGGTCAGCAATGCGTGGACAACCATAAAGACCAACGCAAGCAAGTTTATGTCGAATTTGCTTGACACGTTCAAGACGAAGTTTGAAAAATTGAAGCAGACCGTCACCGACGCTATCTCCCGCATCAAATCCGCATTTAATTTCGATTGGCATCTTCCCAGCCTGAAACTGCCCCACATCTCCGTCACTTATTCGGATGCTCCGTGGGCGCTGGCGAGATTCTTCGGCATCTACAGCATCCCCCACCTGTCCGTGGACTGGTACGCAAACGGCGGCTTCCCGGACGCAGGGCAGCTCTTTATCGCCAACGAGGCCGGACCGGAAATGGTTGGTTCTATCGGCGGCAAGACCGCCGTTGCAAACAACGACCAGATTGTTGATGGTATCACCTACGGCGTTCGGGAAGCTAATGACGATGTTGTCACCGCAATCTACGCTGTTGCTCAGCAGATTATTGCAGAAATGCGGAATCAGGGCAGCGGAAACGGAGGCGGTGGAGGCTATGACTTTGACCGGGCTGTGTATGAGGCGAACCGCAGAAATGCAAGAGTTTACGGATAAGAAGAAAGGAGATAAAACGGCATGAAGATGATGCTCAAAATAAATGGCGTGGACTTCATGCCGTTTATCGCCAAACAAGGGGTTAAGTGGCAGAGAAATGACATCGACGCTGCCAACTCCGGGCGCACTATGGACGGGCAGATGCAGCGTGGCCGTGTGGCTACCAAAATCCGACTGGACATCACCTGCCGCCCTCTGACGGCAGAGGAAGCCCGCCTGGTGCTGAATACCATCCTCCCTGAGTATTTTTCTGTGGACTACTACGACCCCATGAGCGGAGAACGGTACGGCGTGACCATGTACTCCAACAATAACCCGGCATCGTTCCTGATCGAAAAGCCGGATGATGACTGGTGGAGCGGTATAACCTTCCCGTTGATCGAGAGGTGACGGCGGCTTATGCAAGAAACATCGGCACTCTATAAGAAAATTATTCAGGGTGAGCACTTGTTTGAAACCTCCGTAACCATCGGCGATTCCGGACGGCTGACGGACGAGCGAGGGGATGTTATCACCTTTGGAGGCGATTCTATTCTAGTAGACACCGGCGGCCCGGAATCTGGTTTTCGTGAGGACAGGCTGTTTGAAGTGAACACAAAGACACCGTTTTTCAAGGATTCCACTCCTTGTGTCGGAGCGGCGGTATCTGGGACTGCGAATATTAAAATGATTGCGCCGTTCAATATCCCCAAGAAAGCTAGAATCTGTATCTATTCCAGGGCTGTGAACAACACCTATAAATCGGAATGGGTACAGCAAGGCGTTTACTTCATCGACACGAGAAAGCAAGTCCATGACGAGCGTGGGTTTGATGTACTGTCTCTTGAAGCCTTTGATGCAATGATGCTTTCAGAAGTTACATATCCTAGCGACAATCAGCACAATTACCCGCTTTTGGACAAGGAAATTGTTCAATTTATTGCGGATAAGATGAAAATCAACGCAGACGGTAGCGGCGTTCGTGTAGACCCCAGAACTTGGGAAATTATGACCGCTGGCTATAAGTTCCCCCTCCCTGTTGGGTACTCCATGCGAGAAGTCCTGTGCATGATAGCCGCCGCTTACGCCGGGAATTTCATTATCTCCCCTACAGGAGATTTGCGGCTGGTAAGTATGTTTGATATGCCGCCCGAGACCCGGCATCTTATCACCGAGGACGGTTATAAAATCACATTCGGAGGCCTGTACATTCTGGTTTAGGAGGTGGTGCGTACATGGCAGAAAGTTTTAACCTGTTGCGGCGAGTAAAAAGCCTGGATACCGCCCCCGAAACGGACGGTTACAGCGGCGTTGCGATATTCGCAGGGCAGGATGAAGCAGGAAATAACATTGAATACTTTGCCGGAGACCGTTCTGGCAAAGTGCTTGAAGTCACAAACGAATGGGGTTCACAAGCCCAGGCCGATGCGATTTACCGAAAAATCAGAGGTTTCCGCTATCAGCCCTACAAAGCCGCAGGAACGACCATTGACCCCTCCGTTGAGATTGGCGATGCCGTCACCATTGCGGATACCTACGGAGGCGTATTCCTCCGAGCAACGGATTACCGGGATACCACAAGTGATCTGGAAGCCCCCTCCAACGAAGAAATCGAGCATGAGTTCCAAATTCAGTCCCCTACGAATCGTCAGTACGAACGGTTCACCCGGTCTGTTAGGTCTAGCTTATCCATCACAGCAACAAAAATTGCCGCCGAAGTAGAAGCCAGAGAGAAAGCAGATACAGCCATTCGGGCAACCCTGAGTGTTCAGGCGGATGCCATTGAAGCCAGAGTTACCAAAGTGGGCGGCAGCAGCAGCTCCTTCGGTTGGAAGCTACTCAACAACAGCTGGACGGTAAGCGGGAACGGGAAAGACATCTTTACCGTTGACCGTAACGGCGCAAAAGTTGAGGGCGAAATCCGGGCTACATCCGGGAAAATCGGTGGGTTTGACATCCAGAAAAATTATCTGTCCTACAACGACCAAACCTGGGGCGGCACAAACACCCGGGGTTGTTACATCGGTTCAAGTGGAATTCAGCTTGGCAAAAACTTTAAGGTGGATATGAGCGGCAACCTGACAGCTTCCTCTGCAACGCTTGGTTCTATCGAGGTTAATAACGGACAAGCATCCGGAACATACTACGGTGATCTCTCTGACTGTGGAGGAAGCGTATCTGGTCTTTCTGGAAGCATTGATGACATGAGCGGTTCTGTCAGCGGTTTGTCTGGTTCGCTGTCTACTGGAATCAAAGTTGGCAGAAAGGACATTGAAACATTTGTTGTCGATGCTATAGAGGCAAGGTACTCAGATGCGCTTGTTGGAACGTTTGCCGATTTAACAGTCGCCGGGAACACACTCACATTCAAAAAACTAACGTTAGTAACTAGTGTAAATTTTGCGTCACAAACTTGTGGAACAACAACAAGAGGATTTTGGGTAACGGAGGAATGATAGCAATGTTCAAAGGAATTATTAGCACGCTGGATACGATTGAAGTCCATGGAAAAGATAACCTGGACAAACTTCTTGGCTGCATTCTTCTGTTGGAGAGTATGCAGCAAAAACTTGAAAACGACCTGAAATCAAATTCTGAGAAAAAGGAAGAACCGGAAGGAGTTGACGTAAAGGATGGCTGATAAATCCATAGAGCAGTTAAACGCTGCTGAAAAGGTATATCTGAGCGACCTGTTTGTGTTGCAGCAGTCCGGCATGGCGAAGAAACTGACCGGGCAAGTCTTGAAGAACTGGCTATTAGAGCTGGCCCAGGGCCACGGCGGTATTACCAGTATTGCTCTGCAAAGCACCTCCGGGCTGAATAAGACCTACCGCATTACCCTCGCGGATGACACCTATTTTGATATGACAGTTTCTGACGGTAAGGGCATCACCAGCGTTGCCAAGACTGGCACATCTGGGCTGGTAGATACCTACACCATGAAATTCAATGCCGGTTCGGACTTCGTGTTCACTGTCAAGAACGGCGAGAAGGGCGATAAGGGGGATGCTGACCGGCTGTACTTCAAATTCGCAAGCCAGAAGCCCACGGATAGCTCTCACAGCATGGGTGACATACCTGACGAATGGCTGGGATTCTATGCCGGGACTACGCCGCCCTCTGGCTGGCAGGACTACACCTGGGTACACATTAAGGGCGATAAGGGTGATAAGGGTGATGCCGCAAAGCTGACAAGCCACAGCACCACTTATATGGTATCCGATTCCGGTACTATCGTTCCTTCTGGTTCCTGGGCGACCGATGTGCCCAACGTTCCGCAGGGCAAGTACCTATGGACGAAAACCGTGCTCACCTTCAACACCGGAACTCCGGTGACGAGCTACTCCGTTTCCCGGTTTGGTCTTGACGGAACCGGTGCAGTGAACTCCGTGAACGGCAAAGACCCAGACTCTACCGGCAACGTTAGTATTCAGGCTGAGGACATCGCTACCAGCGATGGGCAGAGTGTCCAGGCAATGTTGAACAAGACTGCAAAAACCGTGAACGGCCAGGAGCCGGATGGCACCGGGGCTGTAACGATTCAAGCCAAAGACATCAGTACCAAATCTGGAAAAACGGTAGAACAAGAGCTGGACGGAAAACAAGCGAAAATCAAGGTTTCTGGACTTCTGAAAGGCGATGGTTCCGGCGGCATGTCGGCGGCGATAGCTGGTACGGACTATCAGAGTCCTGTGAAGTCTGCGACGGTGGCACTGTCCGCAAATGCCTGGAGTGGCAATTCGCAGACTATAAACGTACCCAATGTGACTGTCAATAGCCTTGTGACCGTTGCGCCTGTTCCTACTGCGCAAAATCGAACCGCATACCTGGAAGCGGGCGTATATTGCAGTACCCAGGGAGCTGGTACGTTGACCTTTATCTGTGAGGATGCACCTAGTGTCAATCTGAATGTCAATATTCAGATCATCAACTTGTAGGAGGTGTGCGAATTATGATATTCAATGTAACAGGCGGAGGAGACGGCGGGCTAAATCTGAAAGTTGTAGGGGGCACCACACAGCCCACGGCCCCACGAGAGAACACCATATGGATAAACACTACCACAGCCATTACCGGCTACGTACTCAGCCCTACACGGCCTGAGAACGGCACAGATGGCCTGGTGTGGCTCAAAACGGCGGATACCGGCGTTGAAATCAACGTGGGGAAGAAAAATGCGGTGCTGCTGCATTTGGCAAGTGGGATGCTGTACACAGGCGGGAAATGGGCTAGTGTTGATGCCTGGGCATATATCAACAGCGCGTGGAAACAGTTTTCGATCGCTTTTGACGGTAGACTGTATGATAACGGAGATCAATGCACTGATGTAACCGGTGGATGGGGTATAACAGATTACAAATACGTTAATAGTGCTGGTAAAGAGTCTGATCCCGGTGCCGGAAAGTTAGAATCAGATCACATGTATATAGCATCTACCAGCACCAAGATGACAATGCTAGGGACGGCAGAACCAATAGATCTCGACGGGTTAAAAACTCTTACTGTGGATTGGCAGGTGCTGAAGTGCTACGATGGTGCGACGAATGCACTTATGTTGGATATTCAGCGTGAAAAAAAAGCAGGAACATCAATCGCAATCGCAACACTTGGCTCAGGAAAAGCAGCAAAACGTTTAACAAGTACATTAGATATTTCTAGCCTATCTGGTAAGGCATATGTGGTTGTTAGAGTAACCGTTGTCTCTGCTGGTTCCTCCGGCAATATCTATTCCATAAAGGCAAGTTAGGAGGTGCGCACATGACAATCTACATCGACACCGATTATAAATGCCACACCGCGCCCGGAATCGGTCTGACCGCCGTGGAGACTGACGCATTCACCGGCAAGTGCCCCGCCTACATTGAGGGCTACCGCTTTGTTCCATCCGGCTCTACCTGGGTACGTTCTGATGGCGCAATTTTCCAGGGCGAGATGGTTGCCCCCTGGAAGCCCTGGGACGAGCTGGATGCAGCACAACGTGAGTATGAGCGGGAACAGTATGAAACACTGTCTGCGCAGAACGCTGAGTACGAAGCTGCACTGTCTGAAATCGAAACTGCGTTGGGGGTGACGTGATGACCATTGAGGAACGGAAGCAGAGGATCCTCGCAAAGATCGCAGAAATGAAAGCAGAGGGCGCAGATATGAAAAATGCGTTAAACATCCTGGAGGTGCAACCTGATGCAGAAGTGGAGTAATGGAGCCAAGAAGCGGCTTGTTGAAATCCGTGCCGCCGAAGATGGAGAGCAGGACATGAGAACCATTGCGGCAGCTATCGCCAAACTTCCACCCGGCCAGCTGAAAAAAATCCTGACAAATGATATCATTGCCATTTTGGCAAAGTATGGGGTGACAATCGGATGAGCTGGTTTAGAGTTGTGCCGGACAAATCCGGGGCCGTGACCATTGGGCGCTACAAGGAGCAGCTGGTCCGGGAGGTGGCCTTTCCGCTGCCTGAGCTGGGGGAGGGAGGCCACTACCAGGCCAAGCTCCAGCGGCCCCATGACAAGGACCCCTATCCGGTGGCCAGCCGGGTGGAGGGGCAGGAGCTCATCTGGCTGGTGAGCCTGGCGGATACATCGGACCCCGGCGAGGGGCTGGTGGAGATCCGCTGGGACGGCCCCAATGGGGAGACCTGGAAAAGCCCCCAGTATGCCGTAAGGATCGCCAAGGGCCTGGCGGACCCCAAAGAGGCCCCGGAGGCCTGGGCGGGATTTATGCAGCAGGTGAGCCGTGACGCTGGCCGGGCGGAAAGCGCCGCCGATAATGCCGCCAAGACGCTGCAAAAGCTGGAAGATGGAATCGCCTCCGGGGATTTCCGGGGCGAGAAAGGCGAAAAGGGCGAAAAGGGAGACCCCGGCCCCCAAGGGCCGAAGGGTGAAGCTGGCCCCGCCGGCGATACCACCGCCGCCGACGCTGCGGCAGACGCAGCAAAGAAAGCCGCCCAGGAAGCCCAGAAAGCGGCGGAATCGTCCGCCAGTTCTGCGGCGCAGGCGGCGGAATCTGTCGGCGGGCTGGCGGATGATCTGGAGGCCACCCAGAAAGATATTGCCAAAATGAAACGGGCCATCCAATTTCAGGCAGAGCTCAACAAGGGGCAGACTTGGGACTTCGAGGAGGACACCCAGGAGGCCTACCAGCGGCAGGTGCCCAGCGGTGCCAAGGCCGGGGCGGTGATGGAGGTCGGCGGGAAGACGGTGGGGTGGAATCAGATCGCAGATGACTGGGGAAAAATTTTGATAAACAAACTACTGTATTTTCCCAAGGGCCAGACGATCACGGCTGGGCACAAATATCTAATCGCCTATGATGCCACGGCGGAACAAGCGGGAATGCATACGCAAGTCATATTTTATGTCAATGAAAATGGCAAAATACTGCAAGCAGGATTTGTGCAATCCACTGCCGCAGGGCATCAGAAAGGCATTGCTGTTGCAACAAAAAGTGGAATAAGCACACTCGCAGACGGCATCCCTGGCTCTGCATGGATGTATGTATATCAACCAAATGGGGGCGTTTCCGATATAAAGGTTACCGATCTCACGAGTATTTTTGGCTCCGGTAACGAGCCAACGGACACCAGTGACCCCCGCATCGCCCAAATCGAGGCGTATGCGGCAGCCCACCCGGAGTACAACGCAGGGGATCTGCTGAGTGCGATGGTGGATGAGGTACTGGTCGCCGGGAAGAACGTAGCCCAACCTATATCAGCTTTTTCCAAATCTGGCGTTACGATGAGCGTCGATAAGGATGGCGTCTACCACTTTTCAGGTACTGCAACAGCAGTACTCGGCGCCACAAGCCAAAAATTTACGCTTCCCAGTGGAACGTACACTGTTAGTGTTGAGGCAGCGCTTCCAGCTAACGTGTATGTATCAATATCATCGATCACAGCGCTGATGGTGGGCCCGAATACGGTGAAAACGGGAAATTTTAAAGGAGGCACTGCGTACGTATACCTTTATATTGGGAAAGATGTAGTTATGGATAATGTCTCCATCACATTCCAGGTAGAGCGTGGTACCACCCACACGGCCTATGCGCCTTATCAACAGCCAAGCATCTATCCCATCCCCTCTGCCGTCCGCAACCTCCCCGGCTACGGCTGGAGCGCTGGCTCTGTTGCCAACACGGTTGAGCGCTCCGAAAACGGCTGGCAGTATGTCCAGCGGGTTGGGAGTGTGGATTTGGGGACGCTGCAATGGGGATACAGTGCATCTAAGCTGCTCTTTAGCGCAAATGTTGATGGTGTTGTGGATACTGGAAACTCCGGATATACTAAGCTGGAATGTGCGGTTTTGATGCCTGGCAAAGCTTTTTTGGGGAATATCACCGATGGCGACGGAGAAATCACGATTAACCACGGTATTGCAATTGCGCGGAAAATGGCATACGACAATGTTGAGGATTTTACATCTTATGTATCCGGCCACCCCCTCTACTACGAGCTTGCCACACCCATCACCACCGACATTACTGCCCTTATGGGTGACGCTCTGGCCCCCTTTGCGGTAGAGGCTGGCGGCTCCATCACCATGCACCACCCCAAGGCGGATGAGGGCTTTGCCATCGACGTGCCCGCAAAAATCCAGTACATCACCAAACTCTCGGAGGTGAGCGCCAATGGATAACACCAAAACCGCCCTCCTGGGACTGGTTGGGGCCAAGGAGGAGGAGACCCAGCCCAGCCCCACCACCACGGGGGAACGGCTCAAGGAATTGGAGAGCCAGAACCAGATGCTCATGGAGTGTCTGCTGGAGATGTCGGAGACAGTTTATGCGTAAGCTGCTGTTTTCATTACTTTGGGGGAAAGGAGGAGAAACAATGATGGCTATGTTGTGGGCACAGCAGATCATGCTGGGAAAGAAAACTTACGCACAGGTCCCTCGGCTGCTGAAAGCGAAGGTTAAGGAAATCCTGATCGATTCCGGCTGTGAGGAGCTGGCGCAGGAGTAACCAAAAGCGCCCTGCCCCCGAAAGGGGGTGGGGACAATTGGAGGTGAGAAAAATTGACTATTAAACAAATCCAGTGCCTTTTGGAATACCTGGGATACGACCCCGGCCCCATTGACGGAGCCAACGGCCCAAACACGGAGGACGCTGTGAGGGCGTTCCAGGCGGCGGAAGGACTGACGGCGGACGGCATCCCCGGCCCTCTTACCGAGGCCAAGCTGCTGGAAGCTGTTGCCGCCGGGCGGGTGTATAAGCCTCCCGACAAGGTCCCGACGGCATCCCAAACCACCGGGACGGCTGACGCTGCCAAGTACCTCCGCTCTGATGGCTGCTACCATATCCCCAGGGGGGTGGACGTGCGCTTATCCAAAAACCTGATGGCACATGAGGTTGTCTGTCAGGGTAAGGGCTGCTGTACGGAATCCATAATCAGCAAACGGATGGTTGATACCTACCAGGATATCCGGGACGAATACGGCGACGCTATCGAGATTGCAACGGCTGGCGGCTCTGGGTATCGATGTGATACACACAACCGGGAAGTCGGCGGTGCATCTGGAAGCCTACATAAACTGGGCTGTGCTTTTGATATGCATTGCCGGAACAAGCCCAAGCTGCTTGGCATTGTAGAGCGCAAAATTACAGATGGCGAAATCGGGGTATACTCCACGTTCATCCACGGCGGCGTGTGGAATCGGGGATATGTCAACAAGTTTTATAAGTAACAGGAGGACAATCATTTGAGCGAATGGATTAAAACCGCTATCACCATTCTGCTGGCGTTTGTCGGTTCGGCGGGCTTTTGGGGATTCCTGGAGGCCCGCCGGAAGAAAAACGACGCGAACACCCGGCTACTGGTAGGCATGGCCCACGACCGTATCGTGTTTTTGGGCATGAAATACGTAGAGCGTGGATACATCACCAAAGACGAATATGAAAACCTCAACGACTACTTATATGAGCCATACGCCGCTGCTGGTGGAAATGGCTCTGCAAAAAGAGTCATGGAGGAAGTGCGTAAAATACCGTTGCATAATTAAGGAGGAAAACAATATGCTGATGGAAAACAAGGTTTATGATGTTCTGAAATTCCTGGCCCTGGTGGTTCTGCCCGCCCTGGCTACGTTTTACACAGCCATTGCGGCGGTGTGGGGACTTCCCTACACGGAGCAGGTGGTTGGTACCATCACGGCAGTGGATACCCTGCTGGGCACGCTGCTGAAAATTTCCAGCGACAACTACAAAAAGCAGGAGGACTAAGTGATAAGTGGATAAAATCCCGTGGAACCGGGTGATATTGGATGAGTTTTGTTCCCTGGCGCTCTTAACGCCGCTGGAAGAAAACATAATCCGCACCCGGGCCGCCGGATGGAGCCAAACAAAACAGTGCCACAAGTTTTGCGTGTCCCAAGCCACAATCACAAGAACTGTAAAGAAACTAAAGAAAAAGTACGAATTCTGTAGGAAGTACAGTGATAAGCTACCGGAAAATCTAAAATTCTAACTATGAGTTAGTTTTAATTAGTTTTAATTTGATGGTAATTTGCTTACTACTTGCTGACGATTATATGGCGAAGCCCCGACGAATGGATGATGATTCCATCGCCGGGGTTTTTATTATACTATACACAGAAGGTGGCCACTTCTAAAATCTTTCTGAAGGAGGGCTTTGTATGGCTCTTAATTTCACCGCTGCTGACCGTGTCGGCGGTATTGGCGGCTACATTGGCGGCATTGCTACCCTGCTGAGCATGGCGGGTGGTATCAATGCAAACGGATGCTCCGAAGGTGACCACGTTGTAAACCGGTATGAGGCTGGGCAGTCCGCTGAAATTGCGGCGCTCAAGGCTGATATCAAGCTGCGGGATGCCAACACCTACACGGACAAGAAAATGCTGGACATGTACCAGTATATGGACGCTCGTCTGCGTGGTGTTGAGGGGCAGATTTCCGCTCAGGCGGTTGTCAACGCCCAGATTACCGCAAACATCAGCTGTATGCAGAATGCGCTGAACACTCTTTCCGGGCTGACCAAGACCGTTATTCCCATTGGGAATGTGTGCCCTGAACCCATGCCCGCAAAGAATAGCTGGACTGCGCCTACCGCTGCCGCTGCTGGCTAAACACAAACAGGGGCGGCATTTGCCGCCCCAATTGGAGGTACACATGGTTTCAAAAGAGCGTTTTGTATCGGGAGTTCTCCGGTACATTGAAAAAGAAGTCCTTCCCCATTTTCCGGAAATGAAAGCGGTTGCTGTCGCTGGCGTTGTATCCCTTTACGCACAGCGGGCGCCACAGCTTTTTGAGAAGATGGAAGGAATTCCGGCGGTGAAGATGACAGGCGTTTTTGATGATGGGAAAATTGACGAAGACGCACTGTACAATGCTTTTGCACCGCAAATTCGCAACCCACTGGAATTTGACATTCCGTTTGTTGGCAAGCTGTCCTTTGACAGGGCAGAGGTTGACAAACTTCTGAGATACATAAAGGAGGCATAGCCACATGAAAGTAATCAAAATGCTAATGGAGCACATAGAGGATGAGCTGGACGATGCCCACACCTATGCAAAGCTGGCCGTGGAGTACAAGTCTACTGACCCAGAGCTCGCAGACCTGTTCTGCAAATTGAGCGGCGAGGAAATGAACCACATGTCCGCCCTGCACAAGGCTGTGGTTGCCCACATTGAGGACTACCGCAAGAAGAAGGGCGAGCCGCCTGAAGCTATGATGGCCGTTTATGAGTACCTGCATAAACGGGATATTGATAAGGCGGAGGAAGTCGGAGTACTACAGGCTCTCTACAAGAAGTAAAAAGGGACACGCCCTGCCAAAATCATGGCAAGGCGTGTCTTTTGGTTTGGATGAATACCATCCCTATTACGGAAATGGTGTTCGTATTATACTCCAATGGTGGACTTATCAGCCCCATATCCGAACACTTAAATCCTCCGGGAATTGGCACTTTATAGGTTTTTGACGGTATTTGCGTGAGATTATAGGCGGTTGTGAATTTCATAAAGCCAGGTT